GGATACCAGAAGCAGAATCAACAAGCTGAGACACAGTACCGGAAGGCTTAACAGCAGTAATAGCGGTAGAAACATTAATACCAAGACGTTTCGCCCATTCTGCATTAGTTTTAACCGCTTCTTCTTTGAGTTCAGTAAGCCAAGTCTTGAGAACACCTTTGTCTCTCCTTCCTGATAAAGTCGGATGGTCCATAATACCTGTCAAAGAAACTCCCAGCAGCGCTTCTTCTTCTGTATTATTCTGCCAAACCTTCCTCAGGTACCTAAAGTTTGTGAGGGTAGCTTGTAAAGTTCCAAGGATAGACGCAACACGTACTTTCCGTTTGAGGTCTGACAACGTATCGGTTGCCCGGACAACAACTTCTGATAAGTTACAGAACTGGTAGGGTCGAAGGATAATTTCGGAGCATGGATTAGTTCCAAAGTCATAGGAAGCATCTCTTCGCTCGTTTCTTGCAGCTTGTTTTTGACTTGCAACCCTAGAGAACATTCCTCGTTCCCCAGACCTTGATTCGTATAGACTTTTCCACTCATTTAAAAATGCCTCAAAATCTGGCTTCTCTGTATAACATGCGCTGTTATTTGCTAGTCCTCGTTGAGGATTGTCTTGCCACCACTGTCCTGACTTTGCTCTTCGGATTCGGTCGTCAGTGAGGTTAGATAGACTGATGAGAGCACTTCTCCGGACTCCCCCAACCACGACGATCTGTGCAATCTTACAGCAGATATCGTGACATTCGATGGAGCTAAGTTTGCGTCCAGCAGCCTCCCGAAAGACTTCAACGGTGAAGTTAAACAGGTCAACAAGAGGTTCTGGACCACTTGCTCGACCTCCGAAGGTCTTAAGGGATGCCCCTGCAGGTCGTACTCCAGATACGTCCCACTTCGGAAGTTGACCCGAATAGAGCAAGCTAATAAGTTCTCTGTAAGCTTTAGCCCAGCCAATTTTTGAATCAGCGACATGTATAACGGTGTCTGTGTCATGAAATTCCTCTGCTACCTCCGGTAATTTTGTAATGTACTGTCTTTCTACGCTAAAGCCCACACCCGTGCCACACATTAAGACGTACATCATCTCGTCAAAAGCTTTAGGATGGTCGATAGGCATGTAGGAGCAGTTAAACCCAGCTACATTGTCACGGTCCAGCGCCTCTCCTGCAGTCATAAGCGCCCGCATAGAGGGCATTACGTCCAACTCGTGTATGCTCTGAAAAATCTCTGACTGATCGAACTCGTTAAGTTCTACACGGTCACACCAGTAGTTTAGGTATCGGTTTACGGTTTCTTCCCAAGTCTCCCGTCGCTGTTCCTCTGGCAGGTAACGAGCGTAACGGGACTTGTGAATGTATTGTTGATATGCGTCCATTAATTTATTTCCTTGATTAGTCGTTCAATGTACCAGCGACACTTACGTAAGTCCTCAACTGGTTTCCCTTTGTAGTCATAGCGCCAGAGGTACTTCAGTGCGTTACCCTTGAGATAACCGTTGAACTCCTGTTCAGGCATGGACGCTTTGATTGCTTCGATGGCTTCGATTGCTCCCTTGTTGTAGTGGTCAGGTTGCTCCACAGGGTCTACCTGCTTCGGCTTTCTAATGGACAGGTTGTTCAATGCTCTAACTGTGTCCCACTCTTCGGGAGTCGCATCATCAATACTCATGTTCTTCCTCCTCTAGCTCTTGTTCAAACACATCCAGTCTGTTGATTAGCTTGTCCTCAAACCTGTCCAGCATCTCTTCTGAGGTTACCTGTAAGACCTCCAGCAGGTCGTCTGGGTCCATGGTTTTCAAGAGGCGTTCCTTAATTTCCTCCAGCGTTAGCGACATAGTCAATCAACTCCTGTAGTGTCTCTATAGTATACCATAAAATGTTCTCTTTGTCACACCATTCCGACATAGTCATTTTGGCACCTTTTCGTATTTTCTTGTTGGGCTGCATCAGTACGAAGACAAGCTCTTGTTCTCTTGGCAGACTATCTCTGATGCTGGTGTACTTCTTGGTGTCTCCGTCCCTGAAGTATCCTTTACACTCCACGAGAACACCAGAGGCGCTGTGAACAAAATCAGGACGATAACTGCGCTGAATGGTGTAGGGGACGGTGAATGGCTCATAGTCAAAACCTATTAGTATCTTGCTGACATCATCTTCAAACGTGCTTCTAAATTTGGATTTCTTGGACCTTCGGCTCATTGACCACCTCCGTTAAAAACCTTGGACCTGTTGAATAAGAGAAGGCACGTAGGCCGGGCCAACAGGCTTTCTTGTACGCACAGTACGAGCAACCGATGTCCAACTTCATGTTACCACTCTTGCCGTCTGGCTTTGGCTCGTAGCACTGCTTTGGCGGCTCTTGCTTCTCCACCATTAACTGTACATGCTCAATGCGGTCTGTGATGTCAAAACCTATCTTCTCGTACACAGGGGCTTGAGTGTCCTCCTGATCGTACATGAGGTACGTTAGGTGTCCGTTTTGTTTGTCCATTGCAAGCCAGCCAAAAGTTGTCTGACCTTCTGCCTCTGCATATCCTTTAATTTGAGCGACGTATCCAAATGGATCATCGTAAGCCAGAGTACCGTCTTTGAATTTCTTAAACCCGTAGCTCGAAACACTCTTAACGTCTGTGACAACACCGTCAATTTTACAGTCCATAGAACCCGTAATGCCTTTGATTTCACATTGCTTTTGTTCGGCGGTAACCTCATGTCCTGATGCCCTCGTTAGGAATAGTAATAGTTCTTCAATCAAATGACCGTAAAGGAACTTAACAAGCGTATGTCCTTGCATTTCCTCTGACTTCTGAACATTGTTGTAGTGATTCCATAAGAAGCGGTCTCCCTTGCCTATGTTAGACATTCGAAGCTTACGTCCGTCCCAAGCACGTCTCTGACCAAACTCCTTACGCATAAGGTCCTTTACGTTTTCACCAAATTGGTCAATACACTTTTCGATGTCAACGTCCTTGTCTACCTTCTTGGTTTTAACAAGCTTGTAGATGTCGTCTACTAGTGTGTATACGTTTTTCATTGATAGTTTCCTACTATACCTGAGACAACCTCTTGGGCCTGCTCTGGTGTACATTTAAACCACTCGCTGCGTCTTTCGTACAGCTTATGTAGTTCACTATGGGCTTTTGATTCTGCTGCCCTACGGTCCTTAACGTTCCACTTATAGTTTAACACATAGTCCCTAAAAGGGGAAGAGGTTTGGTAGCCGTTTAACCTATCTGCCGCATCAACGGCCATTCCAACCTTTACCCATTCAGGAAAGTTTGGGTTGACAATGACATATACTTGACCTTCTGTGCTACTCTCGTATTTCTCAAGGCTGCTAAAAGCAGCGTCTTCAAAGCTTTTGTACCTTCCGGGTTTATGCAAAGGATGTGACTTAGGTATGTATTTCCCATTAACATACATTGCTTGGTCAAACCTTTTTCTCAAAGTAGACGCTCTTTCCCTAGTATGGTTTCCGCTGGAAACACTAGTGCCTGTTTCTGGGTAGTAGTACCACCACTCTCCGTCAACAAACTTGTACCTATCTAAGTTTTTTGCGTAATTTCCCATTGGATTTTCAAGTATCTTGTTCATCAGTGTGTCTCCGCCCATGTTGTACCGATTTTGTACTCTCCGTCCAGCGGGCATCTGAGATTAAATTGTACGCCTGACGCCTTGAGGCATTCGACTGCAAGCCAACCGAATTTATCTGCTTGTTCTTCAGCCACTTCCGACTGTATTTCATCATGTATGTTACCTATGAATTTATAGTTAAGTTTCCACTGCTGTGCATAGTCGTCCAAGATCACCAGTGCTTTTTTCATTACGATTGCACCTGCTGCTTGGAGCAGTGTGTTCAATGCAGCATGTTCAGATCTAACTCGTAACCTTCTACCATCAAGTCCCCTGAGATAGCCTCGCTGAGATGCTCTAGCAACCCGTTCTCGTAGACTTTCAAGAGCAGGTGTATTTCGTAGAAATCGTTGCTTAAGATCTGCGCCGTCTCTTGCGCTTCCTCCAACGATATTTCCAATTTTTGCGTCTCCTGCTCCGTAGAGGAAAGCGTAGATGAAAGTCTTTGCTTGAGGTCTTGTTTCAAGCCCAGCAGCCATTTGGTTTCTTGTATGAATGTCTTCTGTGAGAAGGACATTGGTAAACTCCTTATCGTCCATGTAGTGTGCCAACATTCGTAGCTCAAGGCCACTAGCGTCGAACCCTACTAGCTTCTTCCCTTCCGGTACAGTCCAGCAGGAGCGACACTCGTGCCCATAGGGGCTGTGGCTTGCTGGGACCTGAGCCATGTTGGGACTCTGATGTGTCATACGTCCGGTCACTGCTCCGTTACTAATGACACGACCGTGTACTCTACCGTCCTCCTTAACGGCCTCTAACCAAGAATGTACTTGTGCATATCGCTTTTGAAGAGTAAGATATTCCAAAACTTTTCCTGCCTCTGGGACGTGACCGTTCTCCTTAAGCGTCTTCTCATCGACAACTGGCTTTCCACTAGGCGTCGTGTCTTTCCACGTTGCACCCTTAGTTGCAAGTCGTTCTGCAACTTGTTGTCTGGACCCAACATTGAAAACTGTAACTTTGTCTTTAAGTCTCTTCCCTGTCTTGTCAGAGTACCTTTCCTCGACAATGGGCGGGAACATCTCTTGTAGTTCGGCTTCAATTGCATTCATGCCTTCCTTGAATGTTGCACATAACTCATTAGCCAATTGTTGGTCTAAGACCCAACCATTGCGTTCCTGTTGTTGGACTGCAAACTGTACCTTGTGTTCCAATTCGATACACTCAGGTGCAAAGTCTTTCATGTCCTTCACAAGTTGCTGGTGTACTGCTTCGGTGACTGCTACGTCCTGTATGCAGTAGTCAATCATTTCCGGAGACAGACACGACCAGTCATTATGGTCACCCTTTGGAAA